GGCGTTTTTAGCGTCTTAGGGACATGAATCACCCTCGCAGGTGACTCATGGCCGATGCCCACAAACTCCGTTTCCTCCAGGGTATTGTCTGCTCCGAGATTCGGAGACAGATACAACTCGGGAGGGAACGATGGGTCTAATCTTGAAAACCATGGCATACGCGATTTCTCGAATAGAGATAATCGCTCTGCTACAGCTCCTGGTCCATGTTTGGGAATTAAGAGCCCAGCATAGACTAAGGATTCAAGACGAGATAGAGGATTTCCGAAAAGAAAGGAGAACACGATTTTCAGCCTTTCGGCGTCGATACGTGGAATCTTCCTCAAAGGAATGACCTCTTCATCGGTACGTAGGTACTTTTGATAGGCAGCCAAGACACGCGCTGGGGTACAAGGTAGCTCCATTTTCTTAAAGAATTTGGAGATCTGCCTGATACCCCACACAGCGTTGGTGTCTGGCTGCTTCAAAAGTGCACCTTCCAGTGTGAAGACACGGATGAACAAACCCTTCAAAAATGAAGGGAGAGTTGAACGAGGCAAGCGTTTGAACGCGCCGGCCTCCTTTGCATCCCAACGACCCATTTCAAGACTCTGTTCAAGAGCCGAAGAGAGGGTTGGTAAGGTGATTGTCAAAAAAGACAATCCCTCTGTCTTCATGCGAGCCGAGACATAAAGAATGTCTCGGTGGTCGGTGTCTGCCCCGACAAGGTCATACACATCTGTGTAGACCTTAAGGAACAAGTTCTCTTCATGGGTTTTCATCTCTCCCTCCTTATATGGGGGTTTGAATCCTATAGGCTTCGCAAGATTACTCACCCGGCACAGAGAGATTAACTCTCTGCGCCGAGAACCTTCAAAACGTTCGCTGACGAAAGCCAGCCAACCAGGCCCAAGGTATTATCCTTGAGTTCTGTGTTGGTGAAGCCTGTCACCGGCGCATCGATGACTACGTACACCGAGCCAGTAAACTTCTGGTTGAGTGCGGGTTCGAAAGGATCGGAAGCTACCTTCTGGAAATCCAGACGGACAGTCCGACGGTTCCGAGTTCCCTCCGCATGAGAAATGCGAAGAGCGTAATCCCCAACATCCATTCGATACTGCGATTGCAGATTCGAACTGGATATGCGGGGCATCGATTTCGCTACCGCATTAACGGTAACGGATTGAGGGTCTGCGAAAGCCATGAGAACAACTCCTACACGTCAGTGGTGCCCTGTGAGTCTTCCAAATCGGTTGAATCCCAGGGCGGCTAAAATGGCACTTTGGGTTGATCCCAGAGTACCAGGCGTGAGTCCAAAGCTATAAGGAAACGCGGCGGCTCTAGTCTTTACAGATTTCTCTGCATAGATGCGAGCCACGTCCTTAACCACTACGGGTGAAGTACCTTTAATGTAAGGTCCTCCGCGGTTGAATTCAACCGACCATTCCGTACGGTTAGTGAGTTCCCTCATTGTGTACCCATACACCTGAACGACGTTCAACGGATTGGAGGATAAGTTGTGGAGAAC